TTGCTTTGGCGCCCTGGTAGAAAAATATCAAGACGGATATATGGATTGCTGCCTGTTGGAGCAGGTAGGATGCGAGAAGTGCTATGAAGATTGGAGAAAACATAATGAGCAAATACATAAAGCTGGATGATATAAAAAAATATCCGATACGCTTAAGTCATTATGATCATGAACATGGAAATTTTGATTTCGTTCTCGGCATTGAATCCTTAATGGAATATATTGATCAGTTGCCAACAGAAGAGATTCCACAGCAGCCTGGAATCGATGCGGTGGCGCACGCACACTGGAAATATGATCCAAACGGAATGGATTGGAATTTGGGCGCGTGGAAATGTAGTGCTTGTGGATGCAGAAATAACAATATTGGTGGAGATGAAAAATTGAATCCGCTGCTTTTCGCCGGTAGCAAATACTGTCCGAACTGTGGCGCAGTTATGGATGAAAGCGAGGAAGAGCATGAGCGAAGCAAAGAATGATTCCGGAAAACTGCAGTTGTCTCTTGTACCTCCGGAGATCATCACAGCGATTGCAGAGATCCGGAGGTATGGAACTGAAAAATATCACGATCCAGAGAACTGGAGGCAGGTGGATCCGCAGCGATACTGGGACGCATTATTGCGGCACACGCTGGCAGCCTGGGACGATTACAATGCGGTGGATCCGGAGAGCGGTATGCCGCATATCTGGCATATAGCTTGCAATTTGGCGTTCATCATGGCCATGAAGGAACCAGAGAATTATAACACCGGAGAACAATCAATTGATCAAGCAGAACAATCAATTGATCCAGATCCAGTATTGAAGAATTTCAAGCCATTTGCTCCTGAGCCGAAGATGAAACCTGAGATGGAGCCGGAGATCAGAAAGATGCTTTGTGATGGAAACAATGTTCCGATTATCGCGAAACATTACAATGTATCAGATCAGACGGTCCGGAACTTCTGTCAGAAACATGAGATTGACTACAAGGCGCGCAAGGATTGCCAGTCATGCCAGTATCGCGGAAAGGTTGGTAGCAAAGACCTGTGCTGCGATTTCATGAGTAAGACAGGTCATACGCGAGGCGATGCGGCAGGAACATGTACACATTACAAGGCAAAGGAGTGATCCAGTGGACGATGAAATACGTAAGCAGAATGAATTGAAGAAGGCATACTTGCAACAATATCGCCTTGCAAAAATCAAATGTATTCATATTAGAGATGAGATTGAACAATTGCGAGATGCTAAAATGTTTCCATCATTACTGTTAAATGATATGCCTCACAGTCATAATATTACTGATTTATCTGGATATGCAGCAAAAATTGATACTGAAATTGGTAAATTACAGCGTAGTAGATTAAATGCAATTAATCTCTATACTGAGATCAGTAATAAAATTAATTGTGTTTCTAATGGCAATGAACGAGAAATATTACGAATGAGATATCTTGATATAATGTGTTGGAACGAAATCGCACACAAAATGCATTATAGTATCAGGCAGACCACTAGAATACATGGGAATGCGCTGTTACATTTTAAATTGTAAAAAGATGTCCAATAATGTCCTATTGTATATGATTGATGTCCTACTCGGTAAATGTTATCATTAAGCTGAAGAGAGTGTAAAACAACTCACATATCATACCCTTAGAAAGACCCCGACTTGGCTGCCGGGGTTTCTTCGTGCACAGAAAGAAGGTGAGCCTGAGTGACTGAAAAACAGAAACGGTTTTGTGATGAATACCTGATTGATTTGAATGCCACGCAGGCTGCCATAAGAGCCGGATATTCAGAAAAATATGCGCATACGAATGCGACTAAATTACTACAAAATACTACTTTAAAAAAGTATATTGAAGCGCGACTGAAGAAAAAAGAAGAAGCGCTGATAGCTAAGCAGGATGAGATATTGCAGTATCTCACAGCTGTCATGCGTGGAGAGTATACCGAAGAAACGCTCTGTCTGGCTGGAGAAGGTACGCAAGAAGTTGAGAAAATAGAAGTATCTGCGAAAGACCGGTTGAAAGCGGCAGAATTGCTCGGAAAGCGATATGCACTCTTTACTGATAAGGTGGATGTTGATACGGATATGAATCTGAACATAACCATAGATTACGGTGATGGAAATGGATCTAAGACTTCAGGCAAATAAAGTATTCGAAGAAGTTGATCGAAGCAAGGCGCGTTACATTGTTATGCGCGGATCTGCCGGATCCGGAAAATCTGTTGATACAGCACAGCAGTATATTCTGCGACTAATGCACGACTCAGGACGAAATCTCATGTGCGTCCGGAAAGCTGACGTTACAAATCGAGACAGCACATTCGCAGAGCTGCAGGGAGCAATCTTCCGGATGTTCGGAGACCATTACGGAAATTACTGGTACATCAACAGCAGCAATATGATCCTAGAGTGTAAATCAAACCATAACCAGATCATCTTTCGCGGAGTTAACGACGATAAACAGCGTGAAAAACTAAAGTCCATTACATTTAAGCGAGGGAAACTCACTGACGTATGGATCGAAGAGGCAACTGAGATCACGCAGTCTGACTTTGATACGATCGACGATCGTCTTCGTGGTGAGCTGCCGGCCGGACAATTCTATCAGATACGGCTTACCTTTAATCCTGTTTCTGCAACACACTGGATTAAGGCGGTATTTTTTGATACGGAGGATCCTGATGTGCTCACAAACAAAAGCACATATCTGGATAACCGGTTTATTGATGCGGCCTATTACAAGCGCATGGATCGACGGAAACAGATCGATCCGGAAGGATATAAGGTGTACGGCCTCGGAGAATGGGGAGAAACATCCGGACTGATTCTACATAATTGGGAAGTCATGGCGGTGCCGACAGACCTAGAATTTTATGATGATGTTGCAATTGGACAGGACTTTGGATTTAATCATGCAAATGCAATCTATCCGTATGGATGGAAAGATGGGAACATATATGTTCTTCCTGGGCTGTATGGATTTGAAAAAGACACTGCACAATGGATCACAGAAGCAGATAAAGCAGAGATACCGAAGAATGTAACAATGTGGTGCGATTCAGCAGAGCCTGACAGAATCAAGACATGGCGTGATGCCGGATACAGAGCGCGTCCTGTAAGCAAGGAAAGCGGTTCAGTAAAAGCACAGATCGACTGGTTGAAAGGAAATCCAGATGGAATTGACGGAAGACCGATGCAACGCCGGATCTTTGTTCATCCGAAAAATGTAAATTTTATAAAAGAAATCGAACAATGGAAGTGGAAGCACGATGATAAGACAAATACTTATCTCGATGAACCAGTTCCATTTTTTGATGATGCAATGGCATCTCTCCGCTATGGCGTGGAGGGCTGGCGCAAGCCTCGCGTGGCTTCTCTTAATCGCGATATAACAGGAGGTATATAGATGTTTCGAGTACCACGAGATACAGTGATGACGCCTGAGTTCCTGGCAAAATATATGGGAAAGCATAAAGCTCAGGTGGCCAGCAAATATGCGAAATTACACGATTCATACGAAAATCGCTATGAGATCTTGAGCGCAGAGAAAAAACCGGACTGGAAGCCAGACAATCGAATTCCGGTGAACTTTGCTAAGTACATCGTGGATACCATGAATGGCTTTTTCATCGGTATTCCGATTAAAATTCAGAGCGATGTGCCGGCGGTGTCCGATTATCTCGAATTGCTCGATCAGTATAACGATCAGGATGACAACAATGCGGAGCTTTCGAAGATCTGCAGCATCTATGGCAGCGGATATGAAATGTATTACGTGGATGACGCGGGAAAGATTGCGATCACGTATCTGTCTCCAATGGACTCTTTTATGATCTATGACAATTCGATCCTGGAGCGGCCGCTCTTTTTCGTTCGGCATTATATAGATGCTGACAACGTAGAGCACGGCAGCTGGTCAGATAGCAGATGTGTACAGCATTTTATAAACAGAGGATCTTACAAATGGGAAGATGATCCGACGATTCACGGCTTCGATGGCGTTCCGGCTGTCGAATATGTTGAGAACGAAGAGCGGATCGGGATTTTTGAGAGTGTTCTTCCCGTAATCAATGCATACAACAAGGCCATCAGTGAGAAGGCCAATGATGTTGATTATTTCGCTGATGCTTACCTGAAGGTTTTAGGCGCAACACTAAATCAGGATGACCTGCAGGAGCTCCGGCGTAACCGGATCATCAATCTGGAAGGTGATGTTAATACTGGTTTGGTCGTGGAGTTCCTGCAGAAGCCGGATGCCGACGCAACACAGGAGAATCTGATCAACCGTCTGGAGAAGCTGATATTCCAGATCAGTATGGTGGCGAATATCAGTGATGAAAACTTCGGACAGAGTTCAGGAATTGCGCTGAAATATAAGCTGCAGTCGATGTCGAATCTTGCTAAGACAAAGGAGCGGAAGTTTACGTCCGGGATGAACCGGCGCTATAAGCTTATCTTCTCGAATCCCGTCTCAGGAATGAAAGCGGATGACTGGGTGACAGTGAAGTATCATTTCACTCCGAACTTCCCGGCGAATCTTGTGGAAGAGGCAGAGATCGCGAAGAATCTGGAAGGTATCGTCACGAAGGAAACGCAGCTGTCTGTTCTGTCAATCGTGGATAATCCACAGCAGGAGGCAGAGGATCTGAACAACACAACGTCACAGGTGCCGATGACAGGCAGCTTCGGGAGTGGTGTAAATGGCAACAGCGAGTCGTGATTACTGGAGACAGCGAGAGCAGCAGCATATTGCAGAAATGAAAGGCAAAGAATCGAAGTACAGTGAGGATATCAAGCGAATCTATGAACAGACGCTGCGGGAAATCCAGAAGGAGATCGATTCTTTTTACGTTAAGTATGCGCAGGATAATGACATGACACTGGCAGAGGCAAAGAAGGCTGTCAGTAAAATGGATGTGCAGGCGTTTTCTGATCAGGCAGCGAAGTATGTCAAGTACCGTGATTTTTCCAAAGAAGCGAACGAAGCGTTGAAGCTGTATAATGCCACGATGAAGATCAACCGATTGGAGCTGCTGAAATCACAGATAGCATTGCATCTTGCAGGTATGGGAGACGAAACACAGAAATACATCGGTGACACGCTTACAGGTGAAGCAGAGGCAGAAGCAAGACGTCAGGCAGGAATTCTCGGTAATACACTCGACACAGTGAATACGGGCGATATAAAAGCCGTAGTCGATGGATCCTATCATTCAGATATGAGCAAGAGTGCATTCGGACGGTCTACATTCTCAGAACGGATCTGGGGCAACAATGAGAGCCTAAAGCACAACCTCGACACGCTGCTTACCAGGGCGCTGATCAATGGAAAGCATCCGAACGCTCTGGCAGCTGATCTGCGCAAGCAGTTCGGCGCGTCACAGTTTGAGGCTGAACGCCTTATGCGCACCGAGTCCGCCAGAGTACAGGCGGAAGTGGCCAAGCAGAACCAGATTGAGAATGGTTTTGATTCATACGAGTTCATAGCTGAACCGACAGCCTGCGAGGTATGCGCCGCCCTGGATGGAAAAAAATTCAAATGGTCAGACGCCAAGATCGGCGTGAACATGTTTCCGATGCATCCGATGTGCAGGTGCTCAGCTGCTCCGGTGGTCGATGAAGAGGATTATACAGGATGGCTAAATTTTCTTGACAAAGGTGGAACAACTGCAGAATGGGAAGCAAAAAAGCATGAACCAAATATTACAAAAGACTTGAAAGAAATTGAAGGAACTGAAGGAAGCATATTACAAGGACTTGAACATAGATTTAAAGGCAGAAAACGAATCATAGAAAAGTTACAAAAGAATCCAGATAGAAAGATACGGGATGCGCTTCGATACACGTATCAATTGGAGGATGATAATTATGCGTCGGGTATTGAAGAAATACTATCAAAATTGAAGGAAAAAGGGTATAATATAAGTGCGGTAAGGAACTATTGGGGTGATCCACAAAATCCTTATAATGGCATTAATATTAATCTTCGGTTAGAAGATGGTTATGAGTTCGAGTTACAATTTCATACGGCACAATCCTTGAAAGCAAAAGATAAAATTCATCAAATATATGAGAAACAAAGAATACTTTCTGATAGGCATGACCCTGAATACATGAAGCTTAATGACGAAATGTTTTCAATAGAGGATAAAGTAAATGTTCCGAAAGGGGCGATAAACATTGGAAAATAATACAAGATTTATTCGGCTAACCGATAAAGATAATTCAGGAGATATTATTCGCCAAGAAGGGAGAAAGTTTTATGATTATGATGGTAGCAAATGGGTGCGTTGCGGTATCTCAATAGGTTATTTTGATCCAGACGCTCCCGAATTTGATTGCTATGAGGAAATAACTGAAACGGAAGCCCTTAAAGTTCTCGGAATTCAATAAGTCACAAATAATATTATTAATACCACCTGTCAACCGGCCGGTGGTATTTTTATGTAATTAAATAGTAAGTTGATTCAGGCATCCAGAAGTGGGTGCCTTTTTCATGCGTCCAGGCGGGAATGACGATAATCCTTCCGGTGAATAGTCCAGGCGTGGATGACTATAAAAGCAACGGTATTCGATGCGTAGAATCAAAATACGGAGGTAAATAATAATGGCAGACGGAACAAATTCAACAACGGCAGAATCTATAACAACGTCAACGGCAACGGCAGCAGCGACATCTACAGAACCGAAAGCGGCACTACAGACTGAGCCAAAAGAACCAACTGCAAAGTATACGGATGATGATGTAAATAAACTTATCAATCAGAAATTTGCAGAGTGGCAGAAGAAAAAAGATGCGGAACTGGATGAAGCAAAAAAGCTGGCAGAGATGAGCGCCCAGCAGAAAGCCGAACATGAACGTGATGAACTACAGAAGCAGTTGGACGTGCTGAAGGGAGAGCAGACGAAGTCGGCGCTTACAAAACAAGCGCGAAAGATGTTAGAGGATCAGGGGATCAATGTATCAGACGATCTTGTAACAATGATGATTGGAAAAGATGCAGAAAGCACAAAAGCATCAATTGACTCTTTTGCTAAGCGGTTTAAAGAAGAAGTTAAAAAGGCAGTAACGGATGCGCTGAAGGGGAATGGCCCAAAGACGGGCAATACTTCAGGAAACATCACGAAACAGGAAATTTTAGCGGTGAAGAACCGCATAGAAAGACAGAAGCTCATTAATGAGCACATGGATTTATTTAAATCATAAAAATAGGAGGTCATAACAATGGCAGTAGAAACAAACACAATCATTACTACAGATATGGAGCCTGCAAAATCAATAGACTTTACCAGCCGAATTGCAGAAAACATTGTAGAACTGCAGAATGTACTCGGTGTAGGCGAAATGGTTCCGATGGCAGCAGGTACGGACGTAAAGATTTACAAGATCGACAAGACAAACACTCCGGCACAGGTGGCAGAGGGTGAAACGATTCCGCTTACAGAAATTAAGCGAACTCTTGTAGACACAAAGCATCTTACACTGCAGAAGTACAGGAAAAACACTACAGCCGAGGCAATCCAGAAGATCGGCCGTGATATCGCGATTAACAAGACCGATGAGAAACTTATAAGCGAGGTACAGAAGTCTATCAAGAAAGACTTTTATTCTGCACTTGCAACAGGAACCGGAACAGCAACAGGAACAAATCTGCAGTCTGCTTTAGCAAACTTATGGGCAAAGTTGCAGGTTTATTATGTCGATAAGGATTTTACACCGATCTACTTTGTAAATCCTCAGGATGTTGCTGATTATCTTGGAGCCGCGTCAATTACGATGCAGACAGCATTCGGATTTACCTATATTCAGAATTTCATCGGATTAGGTACAGCTATTGTATCGCCGGAAATCACTGCAAAGAATCCGCTTGCTACGGCTTCGGAAAATATTAACGGCGTATATGTTCCGATGTCCGGCGATGTAGGCCAGTCGTTCGGGCTTACTTCCGATGCAACCGGCATGGTAGGCATGACGCATCAGGCAAAGACGGATAATGCAACCTTAGAAACGCTGATTCTTGCAGGTGTGCTGTTCTACACTGAATTTGCAGATGGTGTATTCAAGGGAACGATCAGTACCGGCGCTTGATAGGAGGTAATCCTATGTATAAGGTAATCCGGTATTTTACAGATTTGCAGGACGCGGAACATCCCTACAACGTGGGAGATACATTTCCACGTGAAGGGATGGCCGTGACGGATAAACGATTTGCAGAACTGTCCGGATCCGACAATCTGCAGAGAACGCCGCTGATCGAAGAAGTGAAAGAGGCATCGAAACGAAGCAGAAAGGGGTGATCGCATGGCAGTTTTAGACGATGTAAAAATATTGCTCGGAATATCCGACACGGATCTTGATGAGAAATTGAATCTGATCATTCGTCATTGTGAAAAGCAGGTATTGTCATATATGCCTGCTTCTGTTACGGAGGTTCCTGACGTATTAAGCTACATCGTTACAGAGCTGGCGGTCACCCGGTTCAACCGGATCGGAAATGAAGGCATGAGCAGCTATTCACAGGAAGGTGAAAGTATTTCATTTGGCAGTAATGATATTGGACCGTATCTTCCATCGATCGAGGCTTATCTGAAGACAGTATCGGATGCTACACGAGGGGTGGTGCGGTTTATATGAGGTATGACACTCCCGTCTTTTTTGTGAACGAAGGAAGCAAAGTTTATGATCCGGACACGGGCGAATGGAATACAAGCGGGTCCGCGGAGGTAAAACGCTGGGCGAATGTAACGGATATGGGAGCAGCACGGCAGCAGGAAGTATTTGGAGATGTAAAATCATCTCGTCTTGTCGTGCGGCTCCTTCATTCTTATACGGCTGCCTATGATCACGTCCGGATCGGTACGGAATCATATTACACCGATACAGAACATCTTCCGGACGATAAGCACAGTTTGGTGGTGATGCGGGATGTCTGACATTAAATTTGAAGGACTCGAAGAGCTTAAAAATGCATTGAAGACCAATGTGAAGATGGAAGACGTGAAAAGAGTTGTTAAGACAAACGGAGCCAGACTTCAGGCACAGACGGTACGAAACTCAGGCGAAGGAACGTTTCATAAAGGATATTTTACAGGAAATCTGAAACGTGATGTATCAGCGCAGGGACTGAAAATTGAAGACGGAGGAATGACAGCCACTGTTGGAACGACAGTGGAATACGGTCCGTATTTGGAGTACGGGACGCGATTTATGTCTAAAGAGCAATTCTTAAAGCCGTCGCTTGATGGTGTTGAGCCTAAATTCATCGCAGATATGCAGAAGCTGGTTAAATAGGAGGCAGACATGAAGACATTAGAGCAGGCAATACATGATTACTTATGGAAGCATCTGTCCTCTTCAATGGATGTGTATGAAAGCCGGCCGATGAAAGAGGTATCATATCCGTTTGCAGATTTTGATAACTTTGAATCACGTTTCAACGACACGAAAACCGGCGCGTTAGGGCAGGTTACCGCAATGGTAAATATCTGGGATAGCGAGAACAACCGAAAGAATGTGTCAGAAAAAAGTTACGGTTTGATTCAGGCAGTTAAAGATGTGCGGTCCATGTATGACTATTCGGTTTCAGTCCATATGAATGGCTCCACAGTACAGATCACACAGGACAATACAGTCACGCCCCCGGTATGGCGTGGAATAGTAACCATTGTATTTGACATTTAGGGAGGTATAGAAATGTCGGTAATAAAAGGAAAACGAATTATTTATCTTTACAGGCTGCTCTCCGACGCGTCGAAGAATGCCGCTACAGCTCTCGCTTTTACAACAGAGAACAGCACATCGATCAGCAGGGACAGCGATTCTGTTTCAACGAAGGACGGTACAATCAGAGTACCGAAAGATAGTGAAACGTCGATCAAGGCAACCGCAATTTTCAGTACTGAGGGTGCGGTCATGACTAAAAAGATCAAGCAGGCGATCTCAGACGCAGCGCTGATGGAAGTCTGGGAAGTGAATCTCGATGCACCTGGAACAGATACAAATGTAGGTAAGTACGAAGCTACGTACTATCATGCATATGTATCCAGCTTTGAGCTTACATCCAACTCTGAAGATCATGCGGAAGCATCCATCGAGTTTGATGTGGATGGTGAGGGTGTAGATGGCTATGCTACGGTAACAGATACACAGCAGGCAGTTGCTGACCTGGTATTTAAGGACACAGCTATATCAGCATAGTAAATGAGAGGGAGCGGAAGATCCGCTCCCTGCTTTTTTAAGGAGGATAATATGTTTGAACTCGAAATTAGTGGAAAAATGTATCAATTCAATTTTGGCATGGGCTTTCTGAGAGATATAAATAAGACTGTCACCACAAAAATAGAGGGCGTCTTACAGAATGTAGGTTTAAGGTTTGTAGTGTCTCGTCTGGCTATTGGGGATACTGAGGCGCTTGCCTCCGTGTTAATGACTGCGAACAAGGGCCAGAATCCACGACTTACTACAATGGCACTTGATTCATATATTGACGATCCTTCTACAGACATTGATACTTTGTTCAAAACGGTGACGGATTTTTTATCGGAGGCCAACGCAACAAAGACGACTGTCCTGGATGTTCTCAAGGAAATAGAGAAACGGAGAGAGCAGACAAGTTAACAGTTGAGGATCTTTATCATGACGTGGCGATAAACTGCTTTCGGTATTTAGGATTTTCATCATTCGAACAGGTGGATCAACTCAATCTGAACGAATACGAGATCATGATGGAGGCTTTCAATCTCAGGCAGGTTGACCAGGAGTTCTGGATACATCTGCAGGCATTTGAAAATTATCGTGCGCAGGCAACAACGACTTCCGGAAAGCACACACGTCCAGTATATACTACATTTAAAAAATTCTTCGATTACGAAGCAGAACTAAAGCGTGTGCAGAAAAAGCAGGACACAGAGCCGCAGAAATTCAGCGGAATTGGAAATCTGCTGAAGAAACAGGAGGAAAAATAATGTCAGATTATTCTGTATCCGCAAAGCTGCAGGCTTTTGATAATGGATTTACGTCAACAATGAAAAGCGCTTTGGGTGCAGCGCAGGGGCTAGGTTCCGTCGTAAAAAGCGGTCTTGGATTCGGAATTTTAAGTGGAATCGGCCAGCAGGCATTCTCTACAATTAAATCTGGCCTGTCCAGTCTGGTAGGAGGAGCAGTTGAAACATCAGACAGTATGCAGAAACTGCAGCAGGCTATGCGCTTTTCTGGATCCAGTGAAGAGGAGATCCAACGAATTGCCGGTTCGACAGGTACGCTTAAAACATATGCGGATAAAACGGTGTTTTCACTGCAGGATGTGATGAGTACTTTTGGATCCTTGTCAGCGAATGGAGTTGAAAATGCCGATCAGCTGACAGAGTCTGTTGGTAATGCAGTGGCCGTTTTCGGTGGGGGTGCGTCAGAATACTCCGGTGTTGCGCTCGCATTTTCTCAGGCTATGGCGTCTGGAGCGTTACACGCTCAGGACTGGAATCAGATCATATCAGCATCGCCACAGCTTGCTGGTGGATTACGAAAAGAACTGCTTAAAATCACAGGTGTTGCAGATGGTGATTTTAAAGATGCGATGGAGCAGGGGCAGATATCTGCAGATGACCTTGCACAGGCTATGAATAATATCGGTATGACTGATATGGCAAAAGATGCTGCTACGTCGTGCAATACCTTTGAAGGCGCTATGGGAAATCTGCAGGCTACGGTATCAAGTGGGCTGCAGACGTTATGGGACAGTTTTACAAAGGCGGGAGTCGTTGACGCAATCAATACAATGAATACAAATATAGGAAACGGATTCGCGTGGATCGCAGACAAGGTCCCGGTAGTGATCAATGCTGTGAAGCCATTTGTGGATGTGCTTAAAAATGCGGCTTCTACCTTGGCAGGTCCGTTCAGTGACGCGTTTAGTGCGGTACAGACAAGCCTTGCAGGTATGAACGGTGAGCTTGGAAGCACGCAAAGCGCATCAAGCTTTCAAGATGTTGTAACTGTTATTACCAATGCTCTTCAGGGACTGGCGGG